GTTGACAGTTGCACTCAGTCGGCTTTTTAGATCTGAAACTGATTCATCGTCGTATTCGTAAACCCACTTTGCGCGGCTGTCTTGACTTGCTGGTTTGTTGTAACCAGCAGCGCCTTCTTTTGTGATCTGCTCTTTGCTGACGCTCCATGCTGCCGTATTGGTCAGCGTGCGTAGATCGCGGCTGAACTCCGTGTCCTTGTCGCTGCTGGGATAGAGCTTGTAGGTAATCGTGCTGCCGACGCTGCTGACACTTCCGCTTACCAGTCCGCTACGGCTGCTGAAATAGGTCTGTGCTTTCTTCCGTTGCGCCCACGCAACATCATCGATCTTGCACTTCACCTGCGCATCGCCGTCTTCGCCTTCAGGCACCAACTGCGCTTGTACACGCGGGCGAATCACTGGATTGACCTTAAAGCCAAAGTCATTACCGATAAGCGTGTAGACGCCAAAGATCGTTTGGTTGCTCGGCCTGGTGGCGCTGCTGAAGTCTGCCGCCCAGCTACTGCCACGACGTACCATGAACACATCAGATCCGCCTGCGTTCTGCGCATTGCCCGCGTCGGCGTTAGCGGCACGGCCGAAGATCCGATCACCCGATGCAATGCGTGTGGTTAGGCCACTACCGACGCGGCCGTAAACGGTGAGCCTGCTGCCGGCGCTGTTGGCTGTGCTGTTGCCGAAGTCGTAGCTAGCCAACGTGTTGCCGCCAGCCGCAAAGTTTTTGGCATCAATGCCGCCGATCGGACCTTCGCCGATCATGAAGATTGCACGCAGCAGTTGGCTGCCGCCAAGGCTATAGATCTGACTCCACAACATTGGCGTTGAGACACGCACGCCGCCGTAGGTTGTGCCGCTGATGGCCTCACGCAGCGCATACACCAGTGGGATGGTGCTGCCCAGTGTGGTAATGTCCTGCGTGCTGTCGAAGCCGTAGCGCGGGGTATAGCGCTGGTTGTTGGTGATCGGCGCATCGCTGCGGTTGCGTGCCTGCAACTGTGCCGGCCGGCCGCCTTGCTGCTGCGGCACGCTTGGCTTCAGGAATGACGCTGCAATTTGAAAGCCAATGCCAATCACACTAAGTGTGATGGCGATGATCGTTTCAACGCCTGCAACTACTGCCGGCTCCGGCTGCTCCTTGGCATGTCGCGCCACTTCAGCCTTGAAGTACAGGTACTGCTCGTCTGTCAGACCCAGCAGGCTTGCGAGGTAGCGATCAGAAGGCAGCATCAGCGAAAGGTGTAAAAGCGAAGACTTGGCATATACGACAGCGGCACCCATCGGACGCCACGTCTGTGATGCACCAACAAAAGCCCATCATCTACAACGATACTGACGCCAAGGCCGGCTGGGCCATTGCGGATCAGCGTTACGGCGTGCTGCTGCGGGCCATCAAGTTCAACGGTGCCATCACGCCATAACTGCTCTAGCTCTGGCCAACGCTTCTGCTCGGCAAGCTGCAGCCACTGTACATTCATTTGTGGGTGTGCAATGCCAGCGTCATCCAAGATGCGCCACACCATCACCAGGCAATCTGCAGCCTTGCCGTCTTCCGGGTCGGCGCCAAACTCGTGCGGCAACCCGATCCAGCGCTTCCAGTCCATTAACTGATCACCACATTGCCGGTGCTGGGCAACGCGCCAACAATGCCAGTGGTTAGGCGGCGCTTAGGAATGTCATTCTTGGTGGCGTCCAGCGGACTAGAGAGCTTCAAGATCACGCGCTCAGTGTCCATTTCGTACTGCGCCACTCGCCATAGCTCAGACCGAATCAACGCATCATCTGCAAACGTTTCCGGGTCAAGGCTGACGGTTTTGATGTCCAACAGCCAGCGCGACTCAACTGCCTCAGCAAAGATGTTGACGCTGATCGGATCCAATCCTGCAACAAGACTGGATTCGCTGCGGTCGCCGCCTTTGCTGCCAGCACCCAGCGTGTAGCCGAATGGCGCAAACGCATAGGTCACGCTGCTGTAGGTGCGTGTTTGATTGATGGAGAAGTTTTGATAGGCGTAAACCGGCGAGGTTGGCGTGCCGTCGCCTTGCAAGAATCGTGCGTAGTTGACGAATGCAAATGTGCTCATGCCATACCTACGCGCTTACGTGTTTTTACTGAGTTTTGCAGTGTTTGCAGTGTAAGCGCCCTGCCGCGTTCTGCTGCCAACGCAATGCCACGCTGATGCTGCTCAGTCGTGACGTATTCAACGCCGTTGATCACGGTCGATTCGTATTTCACCTCGATTGGTTTTTGCTGCATTGCACTGCCGCCAGCATTCATCTGGCGGTTAGCAGTTTGCTGATTGAGCATTGCCCGCGTATCATTGCCTTGACGGTTTGTGGCTTGTTGGGCTAGTGCGGCGCGGGTATCAGCATTGGATACAACACTGCCGCTAACGCCAGGCACAAACAACTCGGGGCCACGCTCGCCGACGATGTAGGGCTGGTTGCCGCTAACTGGGCCGCCGTTGGCGCGACCGCCTATGGCAAGTCCTGGAATAGATGTAGATAGTGCCCCAGTGCCGGATAGGTTGGTGTTTGCTGTACCTAAAGCACTGCCGCCACCGCTCAACGCGTTAAAGATGGTTTGCAGAATAATTAGGGTCATCTGCTTGGCAATGATCTCAGCGGCCATGCTGACAAATGCCTTGCCGATACTTTCAAACGCATCTGCTAGCGCTTCTTGCGTTGATTTGGCGCCGGTTGCCACATCTTGGAATGCTTGGCCAAAAGCACTGCCGATTGCATTGGCGCCGTTAACGATCGCGTCAATCTGCAGTTTGATTGGATTTAGGTCTTCCTTGAGTTTGGCTATTGCATCACTCAAGCCAGATACAACAGTGCCTTGGCCTGCTGCGCCAAACTCTGCGCCTTCCATCGCTTGCTTAAAGAGCTTCTCAGCTTCTTCTGCTTGCTTTTTCAGTTCTTCCGTTTGTAGTTGAATGATCTCAAGTCGCTGGATTTCGGCGTTGAGCTGATTCAGGTTGGTGCGCTGCTCAGCATTCTTCAGCTCTGCAATTTGCTTGGCGCGGTCCTGGAAATCAAATTGAATTTGCAGGCGCTTGCGTTCAATTTCTGATCCTTCAAACAGCAACGCTGCTTGACGACTAAATTGCGTGCCAAGTTGATCGCCAACCTCTAATGACCGTTCAAGCTCTTGCCGTAGCTTTTCAGCTTCACGCGCTGCTTTTTCGGCCGACTTTTCTGCGTCTGATTTACCACCGCGACCTTTGCTGCCACCGGCTGCTGCGCCCAATAAAGGCGGCATAGTAGTAATGTTTGGCGCGGATGGCATCCTTGCTTGCTGTTGGCGCAGCCTGTAATCCGCTCGCTGCTGTTCGATATTTCGCTGACGCATGTCAGCCATCATGCCTTGCTGTGTAAATGGATTAAGCCTCATGGCTCGCACCGCTGCATCAGCATTTCGCGCAAATTGAGCCTCGCGATCTCTGGCGCCGCCAGCGTTATTAGCTTCGTCTAGGATTCGTTGTATCTCGCTGACCACTGCAGTTGCTTGAGTTAGCGCCCATTGAAAAACTGGCGCTAAAGTTCTGCCAATAGTTTGCGCTAATACTTGGATTGAATCCTGCAATGTGCTAAGCCTGCCGTTTAGCGTATCGCTCTGAGCGATAGCGCCATTGGCATATTTACCGCCGGCGTCGGTCAGTTTGATAATCGCAGCTTCAACAGCTTGGGCGCTAATTCGTCCGCCTTCTAGTGCTTTTTGAAACTCCTCTCCACTCAAGTTGTATTCTTCGCGTAATACCTTCTGCAGGGCAACACCACGTTCTTGGAACTGCAGTAGCTCCTCACCCTGCAGCCTGCCCTTGGCTTGCACTTGCCCGTACGCAGTGACCAAGCCTTGAAGCTCAGCGCCGGTTGCGCCGCTGACATCCGCAAGCCTGCGCGTTGTTTCAACTACCTTGTTAGTTTCAACTCCAAACGCCTGCAACCGTTTAGCGGCATCAATAAGCTCACTGCTGGTAAACGGCGTGACTGCGCCAAGGTCTTGCAACTCTTTGACGATCTGCCCAGCTTTTTCTGTGCTGCCCGTTAAAACCTGAAGGCTGCGCGTCTGTGTTTCAATTTCAGCCGCATTAACAAAAACAAACTTAGCGGCTTGGATTGCCGCAAAAGAACCGATTAGCCCACGAATTGTGCTGCCAAAATTTGAAACTGAAGCGCCAGCCTGTTGCGCAGCTTTTCCTTGTTTTTGAAGTCCCGCTGCCGCTGCCTCGGCTGTTGTTACAAACTGCCCGTTTTCTTTTCTGGCGCGTCCAGTTGCATCAACAAAATACCGCATACCATTGGCAGCGGTTTGTATTGGTTTGCCAGATTTTGTAAATGATGCAGCAAGTGCGTCATTCGTCGCATTTAACTTATCAACCGCTTGGCTAGTTGCCTGCGCGCCTTGCTGCACCTGCCGAAGCTTGCTAACTGCGTCGCGGCTGTCGACGTTAATGGCAACGTTGGCGACAACCGACACGACTTACCTACGGCTTTGCTTCATTCTACGATCTTGCTCTTCGTTTTGCAGCTCAAAATAACTAGACCATATCAGCAACTCTTCAAGCGTTACCTCTTGGTTTAATCGCGCCAAGCTATATCCAAGTTCTTTTGCAACCCCAAGCTGCAGCAGCAACAGGTTGTCTTTTTTCAGCTCAGCCTTTACCGCTTTTCATGTCCAGTTCTTTGCCTTCCTCTGGGTTGGTGATGATGGCGAGCATCATGGCTTGCAGGTCGCTGTCAAGCACATCGTTTTTCAGCTCAGCAATCTCGCCAGCCTGAAACAACCGCTGTCCGGCATCGTCGGCTGCTTTGGTTACCAGCAGGTTCAACGCAAAACCATTGGGATCATCGCCGCCTGGCATCTTCTGCGCGCGCTCACGTTCTGCCATGGTCAGCGCTGTGGCATAAAACTCAAACGTAGATCCATCGTTGAGTGTTACAACACGCTTAATTGGCTGAAGATTGGCTGCTTTTTTCAGCCGTGCCAGTGCAGATGATGCCATGCAATAAATGTGGGTGGCCCCAGCATAAGCCGGGGCCGTTCAACTATCAAGCAGAAGTGCTGAAGTCAAAAGTAGGTGCACCGGCCGGGCGGAAAGTGATCTCCACTTGCTGAGCATCATCAGGATTGATGTTGAGGCTGGCGGTCAGCAGCACGGCATCCATGGCAATGGAGCGGCTAAGCGCCTCGGTGCCTTGCTTGTCGGTGTACAGCTTGAAGCCACAGCCAACCTGCTGACGCTGCAGCACGTCTTCCACCATGCGATTGGACAGCGCAGCGTCCTCGTTGGTGACGTAGATCGTTGCGGTACCGTTGCCGTCGGCAAAGCCAGGAATGTAAGCGCGGAAAGGCGCATACTGCCCAGCCGTTTGGCCGATGGTGGTGACGTCGATCTCAGCGCGGCTGATCTCAAACGACCATGACTGCACTTGGCCAACGGCGGCATAGTCGGCGTAGTACACCTCGAACTCGTTAGGCGCCACGGCTGTGCCGTCGTCGGTGATGGCGAGGATAGTACCGCCAGCAGCCGTCGAAACCGTCAGCGCGCCAGTGGCTGCGGTGTAGCTCAACACGTAGTAGGTGGTAGCTGCATCAATGGGAGACGGCAGCGTCCCGGATCCAGATCCGCCGGTTTGGCTATTGATAACGCGAAACTTGACCGGATCGCCAGGCTTGAAGTTCAGGTACGGCTGAACGGTGATGACATCAGTGCTGGCGTTGACGCCAGACTCGGGGAAGTTGCCGTTGGTGCCGGCGGGTTTGTAGTAGAGGGCGCCGGACGTACCGGACAGAACAGTGACAGCCATGTTGTGAACGGTAGTGGCTAGATTCAGTCTAAATAGGCTTCAAACGTAGCAGTTAGCTGAGTTTGAAAGTAAGGCTCAGGCGCTGCTGGCGTTACTTGCGCTGGCCCTGAGGCTGCGCCAAAGATAATGCTTGAAAACTTGGCGCGATCAAACAAATCCTTTAGCCGCTCTGCAATGGTGAAATTAGCGGCAGTGCCTTGGCCTTGCGGCGTAAAGACATTGACCACTAACGTTCCAGTCTGGCGGTTGAAGCTTGTCAGCGTGGCATAGCTGTTATCGCCAAAGCGGATGAACACCTGCACCCATGGCGTGTTGTTGGGTGGCGTGAATGGCACGTTCTGATAGCTGACCGGATATGCAGGTGACAGCGCCATCTGCGTTGCAATGCGCCCTTCAATAACGGCGCGAACGTCGTTGTAGGTGCTGCTCATGATTCCCTCCCGATGCGGTC